CATGATCGACGCGGTCAGGTATGCGACAGAATCTATCTGGAAGCGCAGGGAGCCGTTAAATGAGCAGCCGTTAAACAACAGAAGGTGGCCGTATGTTAACTCCTAACCAACTGGCCGATTTGCCCGGCGATTTGTATGCCTTAACCGCGGAGCTAAACGACCGGATTATCGAGGACGTGGCACGGCGCATGGCGAAGGCCGGGAGGCTGACCGGCACGGCGGAGTATGAATTATTCCGGTTGCAGCAGGTCGCGGCGTTCGACGCCGATGTGCAGAAATACATAGCCGAATACACAAAACAGTCGGTTGACGAAATAAACGCGATGTTTGAAAAAGCCTCTGAGTTGTCGGTCGCGAATAACATCCGCGTAAATGGCATTAAAGCTGTACCATTAAAGGATAACAAATATCTTCAACAACTTGTGGCGCAGGTCGCCGGAACGACGGAAAATTCCTTTTCAAATCTGACAAAGACGCTTGCCTTTTTGAACCGGCAGACCGGTGTACCGATGGGCTTTCGGGAGACGCTTACAAACGCGCTTGACAGCATGGAATTGTCGCTTTCGACCGGATTTGAGAGTTACGACACGGTGATCCGACGGACGGTCAACTCTCTGGCGCAAGCCGGGTTAATAGGCAGACAGAATTTTTACATTACCGAAAAGGGCAGGAAGATATACCGCAACTTGGATGTAGTTGTGCGCCAGACGGCTTTCGGCGGTCTGCGGCTTATGACAAGGGAACAGGCCAAGTACAACGCGCAGTTGCTGGGCACCGACGTATTCCAGATAACCTGGCACGCCGGGCACAGGCCGTCTCATGGCTGGGGCGGGATGAGGTATTCGCTGGCTGGGAATTATGGGCTTCCGACGCGGGAGCAGTTGTTTGCCGCCAATGGCGGCGGTTCGCTTGACGACTACGGTTGCCGGCACGATGAAACGGCGGTCGACCCGGAAGCGCCGGACATGTATTCGCCGGAGGAACTGGCCGCGCTGGAGAAAAAAGAGTTGGAAACCGACACATTCAACAGCGCGGAGCTTGACGCATATGTCAATGACGGCGGGTTAGTCCGGTTCCGAAACAGAGCATATATTGAGCGCACGCAAAACGGCACGGTATTGAACCGATATGACCAAGAGGAACGCAAGCGCGAATACGAGCGGGCCATTCGGAGCGTCAGAAGGTCGCAGACTGTCGCGAAAGATATATGGGATAACGCCGCGCCGGGAAACATGGATGATATGGCACTGGATTATTACCGGCTGAAAAACCGGAACAACTTGATTACAAAGGAATATGAGGCGTTCTGTAAAAAGATGGGCCTCACGGCTGAAATGAACCGGGTGTATTACGACGGGCGCGGGCGGCTGGGTGGGGCGGTGCCGAAAAAGTTCCTGGAAATGATAAACTGACGCGGGCGGTGAGTAATAAACCATGATTGTCTATGATATTCTCAACAAACTGGGCTACAATGTGCAGCCGACCGAAATGGATGAGAATATACGGCTTTGGGCGCAGTGGCGGAGAGGCAAAGTAGATTCGTTCCATAAATATAACTGGTATAACGGCGAACGGGATATACAGTGTGTTAGGAGCTCTCTGCAACTTGCGAAATCCGTCACCGAATCCTGGGCGGACCTGCTGTTCAGCGAGAAATGCGTCATTACCGTAGAGGGCGAGGATATCGCGAACGACGAAGAATTTGCCAGCCAGACGGCGGCATTCGTCAAAAGCGTTTTTGACAGCAATAACTTATGGATACGCCTTAGCGAAGCACAGGAGCTTAAATGCGCATATGGCACCGTCGCTTACATTCCCAGGGCGCGGAATGTGGGGCTCAGCGCCGGCAACGGTATCCTGGGCGGCGGGGACATAATAACGGATGTAATCACCGCCAACATGATAATCCCACTGTCTTGGGAGAACGGAGTTATCAATGAAATCGCCGTAGTGAGCGATAAGGCGATTGGGGGTGTAAAATACGCCTATTTCCAGTTGTTTGTGTTAAACGGCGTATATGAGATTCATAATCTGTTATATAAGATACCGGACGCCGGTTGTTATGTGCCCATCGAAGACATAACTGCAATTCCGGGTTTTGAGAAAATCCCGGCAAAAATATCGACTGGCAGCCGTGTCAGGCCGTTTGTTATTGACAGGCCGAACATAGCGAACAATATAGACCCGAGGTCGCCGCTGGGAATCAGTGTTTACGCAAACGCCGTTGACGCGATGATGCAGTGTGATCTTACTTTCGACAGCATGTCTACGGAAATATCTCTGGGGCGGACGCGAATTTTTGTGGCTCCCGAAATGTTGAAAAACCTGAATGGCAAGCCGTATTTTGACCCGAAGGACGCAATGTTCCAGTTTATGCCGGGGCTTGCTATGGGCGCGAATAGCGTCAACAGCTACATAGAGGTTGTCCAGCCGCAATTACGCATAGCGGAGCTGGAAGAAGGGCTTCGGCTTGCGCTCAACGTGTTCTCGTCCAAATGCGGGTTGGGCGAGAACTATTACCGCTATTCCGGCGGGGCCGTGACTACCGCAACACAGATTATCAGCGAGCAGTCGGCGGCGTTCAGGGCCAAAAAGAAGCACGAGACGGTATTGGAAGCCGCGCTGTATGACCTGATAAGATTGATTATAGACATAGGCATAAACACCATGAAAATGAGCGGGCTAAAACCGGAGCCGCAAATCAAAATCTCATTCGGCGACAGCATAATCGAGGACGTGCAGGCGCTAAAAAAGCAGGATATGCTAGAAGTATCGCAGGGGATAATGAAAAATTGGGAATACCGCATGAAATGGTACGGAGAAACGGAGGAACAGGCTAAAGCAGCTGCCGGGGCGGACGCAGGGGTTCAGACGGAACCGGCGCCCTCCGTGCCATTGCAATAAACGACAAAAACACCCGCGAGGGTGTTTTTATATTCCGCCGCCGGGCGTAAAACGGAATCCAGCGCGGGCGTTGCCGCGTTAAAAAAACGGAGGACAATTATGAAGCGAGAGGATTTGAAAGCCCTGGGGTTTACCGACGATCAGGTTGAGGCCGTCATGAAGATGAATGGCGAATCGGTGAACAAGGCGAAGGGCGATGCGGAGGCGGCGGCGGCCAAGGTTAAAAGTTTTGAGGAGCAGCTTGCCAAGGCGAACGAGGCTATAGAGGGCTTCAAGGCCCTGGACGCCGAGGGAGCAAAAAAAGCCGCCGGCGAGTGGGAGGCCAAGGCGAAGGATTACGAAAAGAAGCTCAAGGACGCCGAGAAAGACGCGAAGGACAAGATGGACGCGCTTGCGCAAAAGGCCAGCGCCGAGGCATATGCCTCCGGGCTTTCGTTTTCCTCCAAAGCCGCCAAGACCCAGTTTGTCAAAGATTTACTTGGGGCCGGGTTGAAGTTCGACGGCGAATCGTTCCTTGGGGCTGACGATTACCGCAAGAAGTACGCGGAGGCAGACCCGGACGCGTTTAAGGTATCCGCGCAGGTGGATTTCGGGGCGGGTCACGGAGACAAACCGCCAGCGGCCGCCAATGTGAGCGAGGCAATCAACAAGAGCCTTCTTAATATGCTCAGTAAATAAAAAGGAGAGTTGATATGGCTGTAGATTTGACGAAAGTAACGAAAGACCTGAACACAAACCCGATCATCCAGGCTGAAGTGTCGAAGCTGGTGTTGGAGGAAATCCCGCACATATCGACAGTGATGCCGCGTATGACCCGGCTCAGGAATCTTATGTCGAACGAGCTTGAAATGAAGGCTCTCTCCATGATTCCGTATGCTGGATGGGTTGAGAGCGGCGGGTTGAAGCCGTTAAGCGGAATCGGGTGGGACAACAGGTCGATCAGGGTTCGGGAGCTTGCCGTCGTTGTTCCGATAAAAGATAACGTGATTCGGGACGCCAGAGACAGCGAGATGGGCATTGACATCTGGGCTGAAGTGCAGAAATGGGTTATCCACTCCGGGGCTGTTCTTATAGACCAGGCGTTTCTGTACGGCGCAGGGGTAAATCCGGCGTGGGAAATGGACAATGTCTATGACATTGCCGTCAAAGCCGGCGCTGTAAAGACGTCAACCGGCGACCTTTACCAGGATTTGATGGGCGAAAACGGCATTGAATCCATCGTCGAAGTGAACGAATATAACCCGAATCTCTGGGTTGCCGGGAGGCAGTCCAAGGGGAAACTTCGCGGCGTTGTGGATGCTACCGGGCAGCCGCTGTTCAGACAGGGCGTCAACGACGGCTCGGCGTGGATGCTCGACACTCTGCCGATTGAGTTCCAGTCGGCTCCGATCTGGGATAAGACTAAGGCGGATTTCATCGTCGGCGATTTTTCGCAGTTCGTCTATGCGATAAGGCAGGACGTGACGTTCACGCCTTTCACGGAGGGCGTGATCTCCGATGAATCCGGCAAGATACTGACAAATCTCATGCAGGAGGATTCTTCCGCACTCCGCATGGTTATGCGCCTGGCGTGGGGCTGCCCGATAAAGCTCCATGACGGCCTTAACACGGCGAGCCGTTCGCCGTTCGCGGTGCTGAAGGCGGCGTAAGACAGACAAAGGGTGATAGTGTGGAAAAGTATCGGGAAATTCGCTCAGGGCAAGTGATAATACCGGCCAACGATTATTTGCGAAAGCTGTATGCAAATCAGCCGCTCCGGTATGAGCTTGTCGTAAACACACCGGCGGAATCGGCAGACAAGCCCGCAAGAGCGGGTGAAAAGCGGGCTGGTAAAGCCGACAGCCGGAAAACGGAGGGATAATGTGAGATTTTACAACAAAAAGACGGGTCAGGAAGTCGTTGCCGCCAACGAATACCAGCGCAGAATGTATGAGCGGTTAAGTAATTTATATGCCCCCGTGGCAAGTGAGCCGAAGCAGGAACCTAGGCAGGCGGACAAGCCCAAAGGCGACGAGAAAGCCGCGAAAATCCCGGAATAGCCGAGAAGGGGGCCGGTTGTGATTACATATCAGGAATACGGCGAAGCGCTGATCATTGACAAGGCCCTCATCCCGGAGGCGGAGTTCCCAGCCTACGCGGCTGAGGCGCAGAGGCTAATAATGGCGGAGGTGAAGCGGCCGGTTCCGGAGAAATACGCCGGTTGCTTGACTGCCGTTATGTGCAGGCTGTGCCATCAGCTCTACATTGACCGGCAAGCAGGGATAACCGGCGGGCAGGTGGTCAAGAGCCGGTCGGAAAGCAGTGGGTCGTACAGTTACAGCGAAAGCTACGCGGACGGGGCCGCCGTCGGAACAGAATTGTACCGGCAGATCATCAGGGACGGACTGACATGGTGTGGAGGTGAATTCACGGGGTTGTTTTATGCCGGGATTGGCTGTGAAAGGCGGCGTTGCCGGTGACGCAGATTCCGCAGGCAAATATACCCCCTGTCACTGTCTACTCATACTGGAGGGATGGACAAGCCGATTACGCCACATATAACCGGATTGTCATCCTGCGTAGCCATTTTGAACCCGGCGCTGAGAGGTTTGTCAAGGAACATGGCGCGGAGGTTGCGCTTGACGCCATTCTGATTGTATATGAATTGGCCGGGTATGCCGGGTTTAGCGCGTATCAGCAAATGAGATTGCCTGACATAGAGGGCGGCAGGTTATGGACGCTGAACCCCGGAACACCTACGCCCCGCGACCAGTCCTACATAGTAATCGGCAGCGCCGGATTTGAGTTCACGCCCGGAACGCTGGCTGTCCTTGCGCAGCAGGAAAACGAACTTAAAAAGGCGTATCCGTATGATGTTTATCGGTGCGGGCGGGTTGCGCTCAGAGAGGTCGGTAGCCGACGGATGCGGCATTTGGAGGTCGGATTAAAAAGGGCGGTGTGATATGGGCTCTCAAATCGAATGGGATCCAGGGTTGCCGCAAAGGTTTAAGAACGCCATAACCCAAGCCCAGCGAGCGATAGACAGCGACGCGCTGATGTATTCGATGAAGTATTCCAGACAAAGGACAGGGGCGCTGAGAGACAGCGCTCTCCTGCATACCGTAATCGGCAGCGGTGAAATACGGCAGAGTACGCCCTACGCGAGAGAGGTCTACTATGGCGGCGGGCGGGTCAATTTATCAGTAAACCCGTTCGCCCGCCGCCGATGGTTTGAGGCCGTATCGGCCAATCACAAGGCGGCGATTCTGAAACATGCTCAATCCGTACTGGACAGAGCTTTCGGGGGGTGACGCGCTGTATAAGACGTTTTCGATTGTGGAGCCTGTCGGGGAAATGATCCGGGCTTGCCCGTTCCTGGGGGAATATCAGGTCGAGGCCGGGATTATGGGCTATGAGGATTTCCCGAAGGAACAGGGCATTCCCGAACAGGCGCTCATTGATATGAGCGGGTCTGACCAGGCGGGGGAGATTTGTACAATAGACGGCGAAAACGCCGTTATTTTTACGCGCGTCATATCGTTCATGTTCCTGGAAGACAAGTATCCCGAAGATAATTCCGTCGTGGATTTCCGCACGAATTTTATTGAATGGGTGGCGTGGCTGAATGAAACAGGCGACGCCCCGCGCTTTTCTCACCGGCGGATGCGCGACGGAAGCACAATGCCTTACATGTGGCTCAAAGAGCGCATGTGGGCGACAAACGCGCTGTATATCGGGAAAACCGATTCGGGGGCGAACACATACAACGTGGACGTGCAGGTGAGGTATGTCGTGAAATATGAATCAGACGGGAGATGTTATTAATGGCATTACTGTTTCCAAATGCTTTCGACCTGGTGCCGAAGGGCGAGGAAATCAAGCGCTGCGGCATGGTTGTAGGCGTTGAGTTAAACGGAACTGTGCTCTGGATCGGGAAAGACATCGAGGGGTCCGATCTGACGCCCAACTATAACGACAAGGTCGTAGAGACTATCTGGTGCGAAAGCATCGACAAATCCACGGTCGGAGCGCTTACTATGACGCTTGACCCGTTTGGGCTGGTCGGCACCGGGACACCCTCCGGCGGTACGGAGGTTTCTATCGGAGAGTTCCAGGCGCAGTTGCTGGAAGCCCTTATGTCTAAGAATTTGCAGGGCATGGTCGCTCCGGCCGTCGTAGGGTATGCGATTGCCGGTAAGGTGGGCACATACAGGGCAAAGAGATACGCGGAATCCACATGGAAACCTACGGCTCTCGGCGGAACCGGAACCGACAAAATCCTCAAATTCCCCCTCAACGTCACGTTCGCCGGCACGGAGACAATCGGCGCGGTGGATAAGTTGCCGCCGAAAGACTTGACGGCCAAGTTCACCGCAGATCCGGCGGCGTAAACACGAAGAAAGGTTGATAAAATGGCGGACGCAAAACTGATAATCATGCCGTTAGAGCAGCCGAATGAGGCCACGCTTGAGTTCAGCGACAAAGATTACACCATTCGCTTCACGCAGATAGATTTCCTAAAAGCCATGAACATCTATGGCGAAATGGAGAGTATCGCCAATACCAACGAGGACAACTGGGCAGAGAACGCCAAGGCCGCGGTCGATAAATATGACGAGGCGCTACGGATTGTCGATTCCATGATCGGCAAGTCCAAGCGGAATGAAATAATCAAGGCCGCCGGCGTCCGGCTGGATGTGGAAATTGTGGCCTCCATCCTCGGGACTTGTATCGCCGCAATCAGCATGAAAATAGATTCCGCCAAAAAAGCGGTTATAAACGCAGAGGTGGCCAAGCTGTCCGATGTATGACTTCCAACTCTACCGGTCTGTGGAGGATAATTTTCCCACAGAAATTGAAATTGAGGCGGAGGGCGCGAAATATCCAATCAACGCGGATTTTCGAGTGATTCTCCGGGCAATAAGGGTTCAGGAGCGGGAAGATGTGTCGCAGGAAGCGCGGAACCTGAAAATAATCCAGATATTTTATCCAGGCGGACACCCCAAGGGCGATCCGCTGTTTTATTTCTGGGTGTTTGTTGGCCGCTGCAAAGCGCCGGAACCCGACATGCCAAATATCCCCCCGGTCATGGACTACTTTTTCGACGCGGATGTAATTTACACGTCCGTCAAGATGCAGTACGGCGTCGATCTTTTAAAGACGCCGTACTTGCATTGGTATGAGTTTTTGATGCTGATTGAGGGGCTTAACGACCAGACGCCGCTTGCTGAGCGAATGCGTCTTCGGCGGATGAAGACTGACCACCTCAAAGGCTGGGATTTAATAGAGGCCCGGGCGGCAAAGAAACGGGTCGCCCTGCCGGTGGATGAGGAGGCAGCCGGCCAGGCGCAAATGGCCAGGTTTGGTATGCTTTAAGACAAATAATAACGACAATTCAGCGGCCTTTGCGCTGCTTTTTATTGATGAAAAGGTGATTGTATGGCAGACGCCACGCTGCGTTTTGATACCCGGATAGATTCCAGCGGATTTGACAAAGGGGTAAAGGGCATTGCCTCTTCCGCCACGTCAGCGTTCGGCGTTTTCTCGAAGGTCGCCGTGGCCGCGCTGGGCGCTGTCTCCGGCGCGTTCTCCGCCGCCGCCGCTTTTGGTATCAAATACAACATGGACATGGAGAATTCGCTTGCGGCTCTGACAACGATGTTTCAGGGGAGCCAGGAAAAAGCTATCGCGAAAATGGAGGAACTGAGGCAAAAGGCGGCTGTCACGCCTTTCGAACTGCCCGATCTGCTTGGAGCCACGCAAATCATGATGTCCTACGGGCTTGCGGCCGAAAAGGTCAGCGGTTATCTGGATATGCTGGGCGACGTTTCCCTTGGGAACAGAGACAGATTGCAGGGCCTCGCGATTGTGTTTTCTCAGGTACAGAGCACCGGGAAACTGATGGGGCAGGATTTGCTCCAGATGATAAACCAGGGGTTCAACCCGTTAAACGAAATATCAAAAATGACCGGGAAGTCCATGGCGCAGTTAAAGGACGATATGGCAAAAGGCGCCATATCGGCAGATATGGTGACGCAGGCTTTGAAACGCGCCACGTCCGAGGGCGGCATATTCTACAAGGGGCTGGAGAACGCCAGCAAGACCGCCGCAGGGCAGATTTCGACGCTCAAAGACAACGTGAAGTCGATGATAGGCGAAATTACGAAGGGCTTGTCTACTGGGCTTACAATAGACGTGATACCCATGGCCAACAAGGCTGTCGAGGATTTGCAAAAGGCGTTCAGGGAGAAAGGGATTCCCGGATTGACGCAGGCGCTGGGCGATATATTTGCCAACTTGGTCACAAAGGCGGCCAGTTACGCGCCGCAGGCCGCGGCTATGGCCGTGCAGTTTATCAAATCAATGGCCAAGGGGCTGTACGATAACCGGGGAACCATAGCCAAGGCCGCCGCCGATATTGGGGAGGCTATTTTATCGGCAATATTTGGGCGGGACATCAGGGGGTACTGGAATATCTTTATCGCCGATATTTCCGCGGCACTCGGTACGTTCGCAAGCGTTGTCGGCGCGGTTTTGAAGCCCGTCGGGGCGGCTATCGAGGTGACATTCAAGTTTCTCCTTAGCAATAGCACGGTAATTGTTTCAACCATTACGGCTATTGGGGCGGCATTTGCCGCGTTTAAGTCGATAACGGTTATCCAAGCGGCCATAACTGGCGTTATGACGACAATGCGAGCGGCGGCGGCGGTGTCCCAACTCCTTGCGGCAGGAGCGTCAACGGCAACAATAGCAAGCCTTGGACTTAGCAAGGCAACTGTATCGCTGGGCACCGCAATGGCGGGGAACGCCGGGGCTACAACGTTGGCAACCAGGGCTATACAGGCATTTACCGCCGCATGGGCGTCAAACCCTATCGGTATGGTTGCGGTAGGCATAGGGGTGGCGGCGGGGGCGATTGCGCTTCTGGCGATACACTACAGCAAGGCAAACGCAGAGACGAAAGCGCTTATCGAATCATCAAGCAAACTGAAC